CAGGGCTGGCTGGCCCTTGACGGTGGGGCCCTGGGTCCGCTGTTCAACGACCACACCACCACCACCGAGGCCGACCGATGACCCACGCCACGGCGCAACGCTGGCGACTGGTCAGCTACCACCCGACATGGGGCAGCGACTGGCGCCACTTCGCCACCTACTACGAGGCAATCCAGGCCCGCGCCCGGCTGCTGGCCCTGCCGTCCGACGGCACCGGCTACACGATCGAGCCCTGCCAGCCGGAGGGGGCCCGATGACCCGCACCTATCCGCAGTGGTGCCGCTCCCTGTATTGCGGGGAAACGGCCTGCCCCGCTGGCTGCCCACACCTGCCCGAGCTCGAGGAGTTCAAGGCCTGGCAGCAACGCACCAACGCACGGCAGCCGGACCCGATCTGGAGCCCGACCATCTGGCGGGAGGGCGACCGATGACAGGCACCACCGACTGTCCGATCTGGCGCAGCTGCGCCGATGGCCGCCCGGACTGGTGGCGACCACTGGCGCCCAACCCATGGCCCGGGGATGACAACGCCTACCCGTGCCCCTGGGGATGCAACGGCACCGGCCGCAAACCGGAGTTTGCGCACATCCAGGGGGGCGCCTGTTTCGGCTGCCACGGCACCGGCTGGATTCTCGGCCGCGGCCACCGCTCCGCACCGATCAAGCGGGGCAACACCAGCCGCCGCAAATGGAGGAAGGAAGCCGGCCGACTGGTGCCGGTGTGACGACAGCACGGAGGGGGCGCCAGCCCTCTCCCTGCTGCCCTCAGCAGCACACCACCACCAACCAAACCAACCATGAACGCCACCAAAGAGGCCAACCACGCACAAGAGAACGCACAAGGCCACGCTGAAACGATCGAGGCCTACGCGGAAGCGGTCGCATGGCTGCGCGAATACCGCGAAGCACCAGAGGAAGCATCAGAGACCAGCCGCGAAGCACGGGCAGCCATGCACGAACACGGCTGGGACGGCACCAACCGCGAGGACACCGCCGAAGCGATCGAGGAAGCGGCAAGGGAACAGGCGCTGTCTGTTGAGTTCCGCTGCCGCCAGTGGACATCCAGCGCTTCGGAAATGGAAGCGGACGAATACCGGATCCTGCTCAGTTATGGGGGGCCGGCCCTGCAAATCACGGGCAGTTTCGACACCCACCGCGGCGCCGAGTCGTGGCGGATGGAATACCAGGACTGGAGCACGCCCTGGACCGAGTACCACGGGGCCGACGAGGACGCCTTGTGTTGGTTCGCCGGTCTGTTCTGTCTCGGCGTGCGCTGAGGCCGCCCCTGACGGCATCCCGGGGCCCTGCGGGGCCCTCTGCTGCCCTCAGCAGCACACCACAACCAAGCAGCCAAACATGGACACCACCACCACCACCCCGACCGCTTGCGTCTGGTGGAGCACCACCCGCGCCGCCTGGGGGTGCCAAATCGGCAACGACCGGACCTGGCATTACAACGAGCGCGACGCAATCCGCCACGGCGAACAACTGGCTAACCGGGTTCGCCTTTGTTCGTTCATTGCTGAGGCGTGATCCCATCCCGGAGGGCTGCGGCCCTCCCTGCTGGGTTCACCAGCACACCACCACAACCCCAACCATGCACACCATCAACACCACAGAGGCGGCCCTGCTGGCTGCCCTGCTTCGCCCAAGGGTCACAGCGCTCAGCGAACTGCTGGCCGCTCAGGTCCAATGCCTGCCGCCTGGCGATTCCAGCTGGGCCGACACCGAGGACCAACTAGAGACCGCCCGGGCTGCCCTCTCCAAGGTGGAAGCGATCCGATGAGGCGCCTACTGCGATTCGTCACGCCGCTGCGCGTGCCGCTGCTGTTCGTGGTCATCCTCGCCGGCTGGCCCCTGGTGCTGCCCCTGGCCTGGCTCGCCCTGCTGGGCTTCTGTGCGGTCGGGCTGATCAGGGGGAGGCGATGACCGCCACCCCTGCAGACGTGGCAGCCATGCTGCGCGGCATCAGACACCACCATCAGGCCATCAGTGCCAGTGCAGTTGAGACGCTTTTGCACATCGCAACTGGCGCAGATTGCAGCGCCGAGCTATGCCGGCGGATGGGCGTCGTGCGCCAAACCGCTAACCGGAACGTGGCCCACCTGATCGGCCGCGGCCGGATCGGGAAGGGGCGGGCCCGGTCCCGGCTGGGGCTGGTGCAGCGGTCGAAACACCCGGACCGGACCGGGTTTCGGCTGGAACTGACCCCAGACGGCAGAGAACTGATTGCCAGTACATTTGGACTATTTGAGACATGAGAGTGCGCCTGCTCGCCACCGTGGCGATCCCTATCGCAGGGCGCTGGCTTGAGTGGTCGCTGTGGCTAGAACGCCACGGCGGCCGTTGTCGGCTTGTTCTGCAGCGGTGCCAAACTCCAGGGAATAGGTGTCACCTAGGACCATGGATCTCGCTTCACTGGCCCTGGCTTTAGGCACTTTTGCCACCCAGGACCCCACCCGTTTTCCGCTGCACCATGCACGCCTGTTTCTTGAAGTTGCCCTCAATGAGCCGGCCACCTTCGAGCACCTGGAGCAGGCCCTCAACCTGACCAACTCCAGCGTCTCCCGATCGGTCGCCGCCCTCAGCGATCGCAACCGCCACGGCGACCGCGGCTATCGGCTGCTCACCGTGGAACGCGACCCCGAGGAGGGGCGCCGCTTCCTGGTCCGCTTGAGCCCCAAGGGCCGGCTGCTGCTCCAGCAGCTGCAGCGGATCTGATCACACCACCACCACCAAAGGAACCACCATGACCGGATCAGTTCGCCGCACGGCGGACGGCTGGATTGCCGATGTGACCATCGGCGGCACCCGCCGCACTGCCAAGCGCCGCACCAAGACCGAGGCCATCGAGGCCAAGCGCCAGCTGCTGGAGCTCCTGGTAGCCCGTGGCACGGGTGAACCCCAGGGCATCACCATCACCGACGCCCGGGCCCTCTCCCTGCGCATCCGCTGGGCCGGCAAGGCCTTCGAGCGGACCGCTGCCATCTACAGCCAAGCCGCCGTGGATCACTTCGGCCCGCTCACCCAGCTGGGCGGCATCACCGCCCCGGCCGTGGAGGAGTGGCGGCAGCTGCTGCTCCGTGGCGGCAACCGCCCCGGCACCGTCAACGCCAAGGTGTCCTGCCTGCGGGCCATGTTCGGTGATGCCGTGCTCCATGGGCACCTGGCTGCCATCCCTCCCCTGCCCCGGCAGCTGACCAACCGCAACACCAAGGACCGCATCTTTTCGGATGCTGAGATCGCAGCGTTCTGCGATCGGTTCCATGCCGCAGGCCAACCCGCCGCGGCCGACCTTTTTGTGTTCCTTCTCGAGACCTGCTGCAGGTGGGGCGAAGCCGAGCGCCTGCGTGGGGCTGATGTGGATGTGGATCGGGCCCGCGTCACCTTCTGGGAGACCAAGGCCAACCGCGCCCGCAGCGTGCCGCTCACCCGCCGGGCCCTCGATGCCCTACTGCCCCACCTGCCGGCCGTGCCGGGTCATCGGGTCTACCCCTACAGCTACCGGCAATTCAAGTGGTTGTTTGAGTGCGCCAAGGAGGGATTGGGCATCACCGACCCGGCCCTCACGATCCACTGCACCCGCCACACCTGCGCGAGCAAGCTGGCGACCAAGGGGATCCCGCTCCACCAGCTGATGGCCTACGGCGGCTGGACATCCCTCCAGAGCGTGCAGCGCTACCTGCATTTGCACACCGACGCCCTGGCGTCCTGCGTGGCAGCGCTTGAGGGCTGACTGTGGATGCGTCCACCGGATCACGGAAGGATGCAAACTGGGTGCGGTTGGGTGCAGGTTTCTGCATCCTCCGCACCCTTCTCATTTCCCGAGAAGCCTTGCCACGACTGGCCGGGGGTCTAGCTATCTGGTGAAAGCAGCGGACTCATAATCCGTTTTCCAGTTCTGCAACCCTGCAGATGTCTGGCCTGAACTGCAGCCAGGGGCCCACTGATCAACTCTGCGGGGGTGGGGTGTAATAAGTGCATCCCGCTACAGATGCTGCACCTTGTCTGCATCCGGCAATTCCTACACACCCTCGGAGGACCGTCAGCGGCATCTGGAAACGGCAGCCCAGGAGGCCGCCACCAACCGCTCACGCATCGCCCGGGCAAAGCTCAAACAGCAGGAGAAGGAGAGCGCCACCGAGTACGGGCGGGCCCTGTTCCAGGCCCACGGCGAGCGTGTGGCGCTGGCGCTGGAGCACAAGCTGGGCAAGGCCATCAACCGCGACGAGCTGGCCGGCCCGTATCACGCCGGCATGTGGCTGCTGTTCCAGCTGGGAGAGAAGGGGCCCCGCTCGATCGCTGCGGTCGCCCTGGGGGTGGTGCTCGATCGGATCAGCAAGCCCGCCAGCCACCGGGCCATGGCATCTGCCATCGGCGCAGCGATCGAGGCAGAGATCAGGGCGCTCCCGATCGAGGACCGCGGCCAAGACCTGCTCCGCATCGCCCGGCGCCGCCACGGCAAGGGGCTCACATCGAAGGCGCGGCTGGAGCAGCTGCGCATCCAGCTGGAGCCCTGGTGTGCCGCCGATCGCTTCCAGGTGGGTGCCTTCCTGCTGGAGATCATCACCACCGAAACCGAGCTACTGCGAACGACGACCAAGCCAGGGCGCCGCGGCCTGCAGCTTGAGCCGGCGCCCGTGGTGGCCGAAATCATCGCCGCCCACCCGCCGACACCCGCCAAAGCTCGCAAGCTGCCCATGCTCACCCCGCCCAGGCCGTGGGAGGGGATGACGGGCGGCGGGCACCTGAGCAACACCGAGCCGCTGGTGCGCAGCCGCAAGGGGCATCCGATCGACTACCTGACCACCCAGGCCCTGCAGCCGGCGCTGAAGGTGGTGAACACCCTCCAGGGCCAGGGGCTGATGCTGGATCCGTGGATGGTGGGGAACCAGCGGATCGCCTGGGATGCCAACCTGCGCGGCCTGTTCCCGCTGCTGCGCGATCCGGCCGAGGCCCCGCCCAAGCCGGTTGAGCTGGTGGGCAAGGAGGCCATGGCCCGCTGGCATCAGCAGGAGCAGGCGTTCCACCGCGACCGGATCGAGGGCCGGGAAGCCCGCAGCCGCATCGAGGGGTCCATCCGCCAGGCCGAGCAGCTGGCCGGCGAGCCGCTCTGGTTCAGCTGGTGCATGGACATCCGGGGGCGCGTCTACACCGCGAACCGGCTCACCACCCACCAGGGCCCCGACCACGAAAAGGCTCAGGTGCTGATCGCCAACGCCAAGCCGTGCGATGACCGGGCCGCCGACTGGATCCTCAAGGCTGCCGCGATCCACTGGGGGATCAAGGGCAGCTGGGCCGATCGGCTGCAGTTCGGCCGAGATCAGATCGAGCGGATGCTGGCTGCGGCCGAGGAACCCCTGGAGCGGGTGCATCTGTGGCGTGATGCCAAGGAGCCGTGGCAGTTCCTGGCCTGCTGCCGGGCGCTGCAGCGGTGGATCGAGGACCCCAACCAGCCCATCCATCAGCCGGTGCGGTTGGATCAGACCAGCTCAGGCCCTGGCATCATCGGCGCCCTGCTGCGGGATCGAGGCCTGGCCCGGGCCTGCAACTTGGTCGGCACCACCTGCCACGACCTCTACACCGAGCTGGCCCAGGAGGTGATGCTGCTGCTGCGCTCTGATCTGGAGGCCGGGGATGCCAAGGAGCAGCGGCTGGCGGGCTGGTGGCTGGAGCGTGGCATCAGCCGGGCCATGGCCAAGGTGCCGGTGATGAGCACGGTCTACGGAGCGAAGCTGCTGGGGGTGACCGAGCAGCTGGTGGCCCTGCTGGATGACGCTGAGGGCACCGTGTCGCTGGGGGTGCTGGAGCGCGAGCGGCTGATACCCGCCCGCTACCTGGCGCGGAAGTTCGGCCTGGCCGTTGGCGCCCGGCTGGCTGGCGCAGTGGCATTTCAGGCCTGGCTGCGGGCGGTGGTGCGCTGCTGCAGTGCCAAGAGCCAGCCGCTGCGGTGGACAACACCGATGGGGCTGCCCATCCAGCTGGGCAAGGAGCTCACCGCCAGCAGCGGCATCAAGTCGCTGCTGCATGGCACCCGCCGCTGGCAGACCCTGCTCGATGCGCCACCACCGGGGAAGCTCAGCGCCGTGGAGACCGGCCGGTCGATCACCGCCAACCTGATCCACTCCTTCGACGCCGCCCTGGTGTGGGCAATGGTCTGCGATGGTGCAGACAAAGGCCGCACGGTGCTGCCCAACCACGACTGTTTCGCGGTGCCGCCCTGCGATGCCGAGTGGCTGCACAGCACGTTGCTGTGGCGCACCGGGGAGCTCTACCGGCCGGACTGGCTGGCTGAGATCACGGCCGAAATCCAGGCCACGGCTGGGGCGAGGCTGCCGGCGCCGCCGATGGTGGGGACGCTGGAGGTGGGCGAGATCGGCGGGAACCCCTATCTGTTCTCCTAGGGGTATTGCCTAGGTGCCTCCTAGGTGCCATGCTGCTGCAGTACCTCTGCATCTATGCAGCACAAATGGCCCGAGAAACCATGGTGACCCCTATGGGGGACCTGATGTGGGCGAAAGTCCTGACCCCTGGAATCCAGAACGCAGGGAAAGAATCAGAGAAGGAGGCCTACAGCGTCGAGCTGCTGATGCCGAAGGGCGACCCCGAGGCGGAAGCGTTTGCGAAGAAGATCAAGCTGTTGTTTATGGCCGAACACGGCAACGCTTCGCGCCCTGGTCAGAACGGGTTGCCGTTCAAGACCTACCTGGACGAAAAAGGGGATGAAACTGATCTCTGGAAGTTCAGCTTTAACAGAAAGACTGCGACCTACAAGGGCACCCCACTGCCGCCGCCGGTGGTGCAGGACGCCAAAGGCAAGCCGTGGCCGGCGGACAAGCTGATCGGCAACGGCAGCACCGGCAAGATTGCCTTCACCCACTACGCCTGGGATAGCCCGGAAGGCGGCAAGGGGATCAGCCTTCAGCTCGAAGCGGTGCGAGTGATCAGCTTCCAGCCCTACGTCCCGCCCGATCATGCCGCCGCCTTCGGTGATGCCGAGGAGGGCTACGAGCTCCCCGCCCAGGAGGCTGGCGACGCCGACCCGTTCGGCTTCGGTGGCGAACTGTCCGAGGAGGAAGTCCCCTTCTGATGAGCACGCGATCAGCTGACTTTGAGCTGCCGCTGCCGCTCCAGCCCAAGGAGCGGCCCCGCTTCTCTGGCCATGCTTACAACAGCAAGAAGTATCGGGACTGGATGAAGCAATGCCGAGCAATTCTCGGCGAGTGGTGGACAGTCCCGCCGCTTGAAAAGGGCCAGCTGATCGCTGTCTACTTCCTCTTTCGGGGACCTGGGACGAGCGATCTGGACAACCTCTGCGGCGCCGTGATGGATGCAGGCAAGGGCATCCTGTGGGCCGACGATCGGGTAACGGTTGTCAGGCGAATCGAGGCCCAGTGGGAGCAGGCTCCCAAGAAACAGCAATCCATTCTTCTAAAGGTGATCTGGGATGAGCAACCACAACTATCCACCGCAAAGTGAGCAGGTGTGCGGTAACTGCCGTTATTACATGAACTATGAGTGCCATCGCCACGCTCCGGCCCCGATCCTTGGCCAGATGGGCGAGGCGAAATGGCCAGGCACAGATGAAGAGGGGGATTGGTGCGGCGAATGGGCCCCGCAGGAGGTGACTCGATGAGGTGCCCCAACTGCGACCACGACGTGACCCGGGTGCTGGAGACCAGGCCCCGCGAGGACGGCGACCTGCGTTACCGGCGGTGCATGAAATGCGCCCACCGCTTCCCAACCATGGAGCGGGTGTGCGTCAGCAACCCAGGCGCCAAGGGCTACCTCGATGCGCCTGCCCTGCGGGTGGTGCCGGAGCCCCAGCAACCCGCCAAGGCGCCAGCCAAGGCCGCCCGCGCTGCTCGGTTCATGCCGGAGGAGGTGCCCGATGACTTCGGCATCACCGCCGACGCCGCCCCCCTGCTGCTGCAGTGGTGGCGCGAAAGCCGCCGCAGCAAGCACGGCAGCCGGGCCACCTGGACCGAGGCCGCCTGGCTGTCCAGCGCGAGCCGGGTGGGTGCGCTCCCGCCAGCCCGCCAGCTGGAGCTCTGCACCGCTGGGGTGGAGAACGGCTGGATGGCTCTCAAGGAGGACTACCTGGGCGCCCACAAGCCGCTCGGGTTGTCGCAGATCAGCCGCCGGCCCATGCCCAAGGACCCCGCCATGCTCGCCGCGCTGGAGGAGCCATGGCCGGCCTGACCCCCGAGACCTTCCTGGCCGTGGCCGAAATGGTCGCCGGCCACCTGCGGCTCAAGGAGGCCGATCGGTGGAGCCCCCATGTCTGCCGGCTCAAGCTCCACAGCTTCACCGCTGAGTTCCCCGAGGTCAACGACCCGCAGCTGATGTGGGCCGCCGAGCGGTGGATCCAGTCCACCGATCCCCAGGCCTTCCGCCGCTTCCCGGTGTGGGCTGAGCTGATGGCGCCGCTGTACCGGACCGAGGGCGGGCTGGCGAATCGCAGCTGGGGCCCGAAGGAGGGCCTGCCCAAGTTCGTGCAGTTCAAGCTGGCCCAGCTGGCGCTGCTGCCCCAGCAGCCCGTCTCCATCCATGCCGCGCCCGACCCGGCCAATGCCCAGGCTTATGCACTGGTGCAGGGCAGCCAGCGGCCGGCGCTGCCGCCTGCTGACGAGGCCCAGGGCCTCACCGATGAACAGTGGCGGGCCTACCTGCAGCGGGTCAAGGAGGAGGCGACATGCAGCCCCTGATCAGCAGCACTGCTCTCCAGGGGATCCTCGAAAAGGGTCTGCTGCAGGGCTTCTGGTCGATCGACCAGTTCAACCGCACCAGTCGGAAGGGCGAGCCGGTGTTGCCCACGCCTGGGTTCATCACCGAGCACCCGCAGTTCTTCGACAAGACCCACCGCGATCTCGACGCCTACGCCCAAGGCGCGGGCAGGAGGGACTGGTTTTGATTACACCACCGCAACAGGCCACCAATGACTAACTGGACAGAGCGATTGCTTGAAGCTATCGACCGGCTGACCAGCCACGGCGACTCTCCCAATGGCCCTGGCCACAGGTTGATCCTGACAGTCGATGTAGACGAGCTGGAGCGACTTGCGGCTGAAGCCCGCGCCGCCCTGGCCCAGCCCGAGCCGGAGGGGGTGACGGAGCGAATCGCATCCATTGCAACGGCGGTTCGAGAGTGCGCTTTCGGCTGGGAACCTACTGCGCGACTGATCGGCAATGTCTGCGCCGAAGATGTTGCCGATCTATGTGGCGCCATCCTCACCCACTACGCCCGCCCCACCATCGAGCCGGTGCCCGTGGCTGAGGGGCCTTGGGAGCGGGAGGGTTGGTGTGATGAATACGGGATGTGTTGGTGGTTTAACCATGCAGGCATTCCTGAATGGCAACTAGCCAGTGATGGCCCTTACGGCGACTTCTCCCTCCCCCACCACGCCCTGCCGGTGCCCGGTGCGGAGGTGGGGTGATGGCCAAGCCCCGCGTTTCCGTCGAGCTTGAGTACAGAGACATATCAATGATTCTCACTCACTTGCATCAGTCATCCCGCGATGGCTGGTACTACGGCAATCGCGCTCATTTTTGCAACCGGAGAGACAAACTGATTGAACTGCTGGATTCCAAACTGCCCCAAGAACCTCAACCATGACCGCCCCAACTACACCCCTGTCCCCCGCCGCGCAGTATGTATGGAATACCTGGAATGACGCTTACGAAGCCCAAGGCCCACTAGAGGACATGGGTTACCCGCTTGCCGCCGCGCTGACCGCTGCAGCGGATCGCATGATGAACTTAATTGGCGATACATGCCATCCAAAGTACATGGAAGGCATTGAAGCATCGTCAGACTTTCTAGAGCGAATCGCCAACGAGCTGCGGCAGGAGGGGCGGGCATGACCTGGCCCACTGAGTACGAGATCGGCCAGCCGGTGCGCGTTCACTACCAGGGCGGATGGCGCAGCGGCCAGGTGGTCACCACCCGCACCCGCAGCTGCATGGTCCTGCTGGTGCGCGGCAGCAATCAACAGACCATCAACATCCACGACCCCCGCAACATCCAGCCATGCCCACCAACCAAGACGACCGGCTCGACCTCGAACGATCAGCTGTCGTTCGGCTGAAGAATGAAGCCACCGTCAAGGCGCAACAGGCGGGAGAGTCATTCTCCGGCCGCTGGTGGGATGGCTACCTCAGGGCTATCGAGCACATCCTTGACATGGAGAACGAGTGATGAATCGCAACTTCCCCGCAACTGAGTTCTGCGATGGCCCGCCGCCCGTGCTGGGCCCTGGCCAGTCCCGGCCCCTGCCCAACCAATCCACCAGGCTCTACCGCTTGCGGGTCAAGATCCCGCAGAAGCCCGTCATGACCATCACGCTGCCCGCACCTACCCGCGGCAAGGCGATCATGTACTGCCGGAACCGCTGGCCCGGGTGTGAAGCGGAGGCGATCGAATGAAGGTTGTCACGCTCGATCTGGGGGGCGGAATGTCCGCCAGCTGCCATAGCGTCGGGCCAACGGGTCGCTGGTTCGTGGGATACCGCAAAGGCACCAGCGCCCTGTTTGCCGATGCGCAGCGGCTGCGCCGGTTTCTCTCGCTGCCGCCAGGCACGCCAGGCCGCCAGGCCTTCGACGCATGGACCGAGGCCCTCGATTCACCACCCACCGCTGAACCGCCCGCAGATGAAAGCCCTAATTGACACCGAGGTGTATCTATTCCGCGCCGCTGCGGCGTGCGAAATGGAAGCCGAGTGGGCACCTGATGACTGGACCTACGTCTGCCGCCATGGCGATGCGCAGGCCCTGTTTCAGGACTCGATCGCCGAGATCCTTGACACGGTTGCGAAGGCAACTCATACCCTTGCCGCTATGCGGCCGGTGCTGGTGTTCTCCGCTGGTGTGTCGTTCCGCTATGGCGTGTGGCCCACCTACAAGGCCAACCGCAAGAAGACCCGCAAGCCCGCTGGCTACGGCAAGCTGCGCGAGTGGGTCCGCAAGGTTGCCCCGGCCCGCGGATGGCAGGTGGTTGAGCTGCCCGACGTGGAGGGCGACGACGTGCTCGGCATCCTCTACGAGCAAGGCGACGTGATCGCCTCGACCGACAAGGACATGCTCACCCTCCCCGGCTGCCACTTGCGAAACGGGCAGGTCATCGAGGTGTCCGAATACGACGCGGACCTGGCCTTCTACACCCAGGCCTTGGTGGGTGACACCAGCGACAACTACCCCGGCTGCCCTGGTTTTGGGCCTGTCACCGCTGAGAAGGCGCTGGCCGGCTGCATGACTGAACGGGAGATGTGGGCCGCTGTCGTTGCCGCCTTTGGCAAGAAGGGTCTCGATCAGCGCTATGCCATCCAGCAAGCACGCTGCGCACGCATCCTCCGGCCAGGCGAATACGACCTCGACACCCACACTGTCCGACTGTGGGAGCCCCCGGTAGCCTGATGAAGTCTGCATAGGTGCAGTGTTTCCACTCGTCAGCGACGAACTGATCGCCAAGCTGGATGCCACCTTTGGCCGCAAGCCTGATCGGTCGATGTCCCACAGGGAGATCGACCACCTGATCGGTGAGCAGGCCGTGGTGGACTGCATCCGGCGCTGGCACGCTGAACAGCAGGAGGGCATCAGCTGATGTGCTCCGGCTCAGGTGGCAGCCAGCGGGCAGTGATCAGGATGCCCGACACCGACACCAGCGACTGGCGGCTCGACCGGCAGCTGGCCTTGATGAACAGTGCGCAGCAGCGGCGAACCACCAAGAGGCAGGGGGAGTACGACGCTGCCCTGCTCAATCAGCAGGCAACGCTGGAGCGCCTGAACGCTGCAACGATGCAGCGAGCCAAGAGCACGGAGGCTGACGCCAGGCGCATCACGGCCCTGATTGGCGCACCAGCCCCCGAACCCACCGCCAAGGCGCCGGTGCTGGCCAGCAACCGCACCGGCAAGCGCCGCGCCCCAGGGCGCAAGCAGCTGCGAATCGAGCAGGGGGCAGCTGCAGCTGGCACCGGACTCAACATCGGAGCGTACTGATCATGTGCGTTGGATCGGCACCGCAACAGCCCACGGTCGTGGTGGAGGGGCCCACCCGCAAGGAGCTCAGGAAGGAGAGGAAGCAGGAGAAGAAAGAGCTCAAGCAGATCCGCAAGGATTCCAGGACGCAGGCTCAGGAGTTTCAGCAGCAGCTGCAGAACCAGATCGACGCAGCCGCCAACCAGACCCAGCAGCTCCAGCAACAGATTGCAGAAGCGGTGGCGCCGCCGGTTAACACCGTGCTGGCCAACAACTACGCCGTGACCACGCAGCAGCAGACGCTACCGGCCACTGCGCAGACCACCGAGGTGGTGACGCCCGTTCGGCCCCAGGCCGCCAGCCTGCGGATCACGCCCGGCGCCACTGCCGTCACCCCAGGCGCAGGCCTGAACATCGGCGCATGACAGCAGAAGCTCGCTACAAGAAGCTCGAACCCGCCAGGAACCACTGGATCGACCGCGGGCGCGAGGCGGGGGCGCTGACGCTGCCATGGCTGCTGCCGTTTGATGGCGACCCCGAGCCCCAGGCGCTGGAGAAGATCAGCCACCCGTGGGATGGCATTGGCCAGCGGGGCGTCCACAACATCGCCAGCCGGCTGCTGCTGGCCCTGCTGCCGCCCACCGAGAGCTTCTTCCGGTTCGTTCACGACGACATGGAGTTTGCCCGCCAGCAGGCGGAAGCCGCAGCAATGGGGATGGGCCCCGAGCAGATCGCTGAGCTCAAGACCCAGATCGACAAGACCCTGGGCCTGATGGAACGTGCGGTGCTGCGCAGCATCGAGACCAGCAACGACCGCACCGCGCTGCATGAGGCGCTGCTGCACCTGATCGTGGCCGGCAACTGCATGGCCTATGTCCCCGAGGAAGGGTGCAAGGTGTTCAACCTCTACCGCTATGTCCTGCGGCGCGACCCGATGGGCAAGCCGCTCGAAGCAATCGCCTGTGAGCGGATCCCGGCGGATGAGCTGCCCAAGGCGGCCCGCGAGATCCTCGACAAGGCCGAGCCGATGGATGCCGCCTACGAGGACCTCCCCGGCGGCGGGCGGGAGGAGCAGCCCGACGAGCGGATGGTGAAGGTCTACACCCACATCCGCTGGGAGAAGGACAAGTGCCGCTGGTATCAGGAGCTCAAAGGGCACCGCATCGAGGGCAGTGAGGGCCGCGCACCCCGCGACGTGGCGCCGTGGATCCCGCTGCGCATGTTCCGCATCGACGCCGAGGACTACAGCCCCGGCTATGTCGAGGCCGCGTGCATGGCGGACCTGCAGACCGCGAACGCCCTCACCCGGGCCCTGACCGAGGGTGCGCTGGTGAGCGCCATCTGCAAGTTCCTGGCCAAGCCCGGCGCTGCCGTCACCGCCAAGCAGTTCAACGAGGCCAAGAACGGCGACTGCCTGACCGGCAACCCTGAGGACATCACCGCCGTGCAGGTGGGCAAGGGCAGCGACCTGGCCGTGGCTGAGCAGCGGCTGCAGCGGGTGCAGGCCCGGCTGGCCACTGCCTTCATGCTCACCGATGTGCGCGACAGCGAGCGCACCACCGCCGAGGAGGTGCGGCTGCAGGCCCAGCAGATCGAGAACAGCCTGGGCAGCGTCTACTCGATCCTCACGACCGAGTTTCAGTACCCCTACATCAGCCGCAAGCTGCACCTGCTCACCAAGGCAGGCGGCCTGCCGCCGCTGCCGGATGACTCGATCAAGCCGGTGGTGAGCGTGGGCCTGGCGGCAGTGGGCCGGGGCAACGACCTGGAGCGCCACGCCCGATTTATGCAGATCCTGCAACAGACGATCACCCCCGAGGGCACGCTGCAATACCTGATGCCCACCGAGCTGATCAGCCGGCTGGCAGCAGCGATGGGCATCGACACGGTGGGGCTGATCAAGACCCAGCAGCAGATCGAGGAGGAGCAGGACGCGGCCCAGCAGGCCGCCCAGCAGCAGGCCCTGCTGCAATCGCCAGTGGCGGATCCGCAGAAGCTGGCCACCGCCGCGGCCACCGTTCAGGACATGCAACAACCCACTGAGGAACCCGCCCAATGACCGCCACCCCAATCCAGCCCACCGCCGACCAGCTGGCCCTGGCCGGCCCTGGCTACGACAAGGACGCCCTGGCTGGCTTCCTGCAGGAGATTGCCGAGGAGGATGCGGCCCTGGCCGCCGGCACGCTGGAGCCGCCCGCCCCGGTCGCTGCGCCTGACTTCGCCACCCTGGAGGTGCAGGGCGACGAGGTGGAGGCTGAGCAGGAGCAGGGCGAGCAGCGGCCCCTGGCCGGGAAGTTCAAGTCCGCCGAGGATCTGGAGAAGGCCTACCTGGAGCTCCAGAAGAAGCTGGGGCAGCGGGCCGCCGAGCAACCTGCAGCTGAGCCTGAGCCCGCCGAGGTCAAGACGCTCACCCGCGAGGAGGCCGTGGCCGGCTACGGCGAGACCGTGGTGGCCGCTGCCGAGCAGGAGGGGATCGACCTGGCGCAGTGGGATGCCGCTGTGCAGCGTGGCGAGGACACCAGCGCCATGCGGCAGAAGCTGGCCGGGGCCCTGGGGCTGCCCGAGGCGCTGATCGAGCGCTACGAGTCGGCCTATCGCCCGGCCGAGGCCCAGCCCGCCACCGCCAGCCTGAGTGATGAGGACGCCGCGGCCATTCGCGCCGTGGTGGGCGGCGATGCCAAGTTCGCCGAGATCAGCCAGTGGGCTCTGGCCAACCTGAGCGAGGCCGAGCTGTCCGACTACAACGAGGCGGTCAACACCGGCAACCCTGCAGCAGCCCGGGCAGCAGTGCGCTGGCTGCAGAGCAAGGCCGCCACGGCGGACAAGGAGCCGGCCCTGGTGATGGCCAGCGGCGGCACCGCCAACCCTGCCCTGGATGTGTTCGAGACGGAGGAGGAGGCGATGGAGGCCAAGCAGGTGCTCACCAAAGGCGGCAAGCAGCGCTACCTGGTGGACGAGAAGTACCGGCGCTACATCGACGCGAAATTTGCACGGTCTCCAATCTTCGTGTAGAAGGTGTGCATGAGTACGTCTGCACTCACGCAGAGCACAGGCCGGCCTAGGCCGACACCCTGACTGCGAACCCGTCGAGATAGCAGAGGCTCACCGCACACATTGCAGTGACCGCTATCAGCCTTTCGCGGCTTGGCCAAGTTAAGGGCAACGCCGCAGACAACTACGCCCTGTTCCTGAAACTGGGCATGTCGGAGGTGCTGACCGCCTTCGACCGCAAAACCGTTTTCACCGGCCGGGTCAAAGAGCGCTCCATTCGGGGCGGCCAAAGTGCTCGGTTCAAGGTGACTGGCCGGCGCACCGCTGGGTATCACACCCCTGGCACGCCGATCACCAACGTCCCCACGGACGGCAACAACCCCAACCCCAGCAACGCACCTTCGGATCGCAACGAGGAGATCATCAATCTTGATGGTCTGCTGATTGCGCCCGACACCGTGTACGACCTGGACGACCTCATGGAGGACGTGCAGTATCGGCAGGACATGATGCACCAGCTGGGCGAGGCCCTGGCCCGCGAGAAGGACGCCCGGATTGCCCGGGTGCTCTATGCCGCGGCCAAGCGCAACACCGAGCCGCTGAACAAGGCCAGCAATGCCGGCCGCACCGGCACCGCACGGACTCTCAGCGCCGGCTATGCCACCGCCTCGAAGCAGGCCCGGGGTGACGAGCTCGCCTCTGTCATCGGTGACATCAAGGTCGCCATGCAGAAGAAGGATGTCCCCACGGATGACCTGGTGGTTGTCGTGCCCCCCGACGAGTACGACTTCCTCAACGAGGGCAGCAAGGTGATCAATGCCGACTTCAACCAAGGGTCTGCCAATGGCACCTATGGCGGCGGCACCATCGGCCGGGTGAAGGGGCTCCCGATCATGTGGAGCAACCACGTCACCCAGGCGGCCTACACCAACACGTCCTTCGATCGCAACGCGGCCTACCAGCAGAACCTGACCAAGTGCCGGGCTCTGATCTTCCACCGTGATGCGATCGGTGTGCTCACCCTGCGCCGCCCGCAGCTGCAGATGACCGCCCCCGGCGGTGACTACAACGTGGTCTACCAGTCGCAGCTGTTCGTGGCACGCATGGCAATCGGCATGGGGATTCTCCGCGCCGAGTGTGCCGCTGTGATCGAGGTTCCGTAGACTTCGTTCGGGATGAGGCGTTCGACGGCCCTGCCTTCGGGTGGGGCTTTTTCATGCCTGCCGATAGCATTGGTCTGCACGGTCGCAGCCGCTATGGGCCTGGAGAACCAGTCGGCCACGCCAGGCCGCACCACCCTGCTGGAGGCGGTGAACATCGTGCTGATGAACATCGGCGAGCAGCCGGTGTCCACGCTCGAGAACCAGCAGGTGCTGGAGGCCCGCACCGCCGAGGCCACCATCCTGGAGATGCACAAGGAGGGGCAGACCCGCGGCTGGAGCTGGAACAGCGAGCGCGAGTACCCCTTCGCCCGCAGCAGCAGCGGCGAGATCGTGCTGCCCACCAACGTGATCAGCTGGCAGCCGGACCCCTACGAGTTCCAGCACCGTTACCAGCTGCGCGGCCAGCGGGTCTACGACAAGGAGAGCCGCAGCTACCAGATCCCGGTCGCCCAGCTCAAGGCGGACGTGGTGTGGCTGCTGCCCTGGGACGAGTGCCCCGAGGCCTACAACCGCTGGTCGCTGATCCGCGCTGCCCGGGTGTTCAGCGCCCGCACCATCGGCGATGTGAGCGGGGTGCAGTACACCCTGGCGGATGAGCAGCAGGCGCTGATTGAGCTGCTGCGGGTGGAGAACACCCAGGAGGCGCCGAACATGATCACCGGCCGCCGCCGATTCCCCACCTTCCAGCCGGCCGAGGGGCTGACTGATCGTCTCGCGGGAGGCCTGTTCCTGTGAGCCTGGTCAGCTACCTGATCGGCAACCTGGCTCAGGGTGTTAGCCAGCAGCCGGATGCCCAGCGCGACCCCGCCCAGGGCGAGGAGCAGGTCAACGGGATGAGCTCCATGGCCGAGGGCCTGCGCAAGCGGGACCCCAGCCACGTCATCGCCAAGGTCAGCGAATCGGGCTTCGGCGATGTGTTCTTCCACCAGATCGAGCGCGACTCGGCCGAGAAGTACCTGGTGGCGATCGGCCCCGCTGGAGTCAAGGTGTTCGACCTCGCTGGCAACGAGAAAACGGTGAGCGCCCCTGCGGGGTACAGCTACCTGGCCACCGCCACCACCGCCAAGAGCTCCATCCGGGCGGCCACGATCGCTGACGTGACCTTCATTTCCAACGCCAGAGCGGTGCCGGCGATGGATGCGGCGACAGCGCCGGCAGTGCCGCGCACCTTCCCGCATGAGTGCCTGGTGTGGGTGAAGGCCGCTAACTACGGGCAGACCTACCGGGTCAACGTGAACGGGCTGGAAGCCACATTGCAGACGCCCGTGGCGCCAGTGGTGGTGTCAGGCAGCACGACCATCGAGAACCGCATCAGCTCGGAGGCAATCGCGACATCCCTTGCCGGGGCGCTGACCAGCGCTCCCGGCGTGTCGATCTTCCGGGTCGGCAGCGTCATTCACTTCGTCTCTTTCAGCCCGATCACGGTTGCAGCCACTGATGCCCGTGCCAACGCTGACATCACGGCCATCACCAGCAAGGTGCAGGCCTTCTCCGAGCTTCCGGCCATCGCCCCTGAGGGCTATCAGGTGGAGGTGACAGGCGACCCGGGCAACAAGTTCGACACCTACTACGTCCGCTTTCAGCCGCGGCCTGGCATGACCGTGTTCCCGGGCATGGGATCCTTCGGCGAGGGGGCGTGGGAGGAGACGGTGGCGCCAGGCGTGCCGTACCGGATCAACCCGGCCACCATGCCCCATGTGCTGGTGCGGCTGCCCAACGGCACCTTCCACTTCGGTCCCGCTGATGGCAGTGTCCAGGGCGGTGTGACGCTGCCGGGGTGGGGCGAGCGGACGGCTGGCGATCTGGAGAGCGCCCCGGACCCGAGCTTCATCGGCTTTCCCGTCCAGGACGTGTTCGTCTACAAGAATCGCCTGGGGATGCTGGCGGACGAGAACGTCATCCTCAGCAGAGCGCGGGACTTCTTCGAGTTCTTCCCCGAAACAGTTACAGCCGTTCTTGACAGCGACCCGATTGATCTCAGTGCCAGCTCCCCGCGAGTTGCGGTGTTGCGCTATGCAATCCCCTATCAGGATGAGCTGATCATCTTCTCTGATCAGACGCAGTTTCGTTTTGGTTCCCCTGATTCCTTGCTGTCGCCAGCGACTGCGCAGATCACGGTGCTTACGCAGTACGAGTGCGACCCAGACGTGAGGCCGATCGCGGTTGCCGGCACCATCATCTTCTGCCAGGCCAGCGGCCGGTGGTCGCGGTTCCGCGAGTTCAGCGTTCGCGGCGCAGGCACTGCACTGGTGGCCGAGGCCGATGAGCTGACCGGGCATGTGGGCAGCTACATCCCGTCGGACATCACCAAGCTCACTGCGAATGACACCGGCAACATGTGGCTTGCCATTTCTGAGCGGCAGGGCTACCAAAACCGGGTCTATGTGTTCAAGTTCTACTACCGCAACAACGGCGGGGCAGCTGAGCGTGCGCAGGCCAGCTGGAGCTACTGGCAGTTCAGCGGTGCCGACCAGGTGCTGCAGGTTCTGTGCGTGCAGGAGACCCTCTACGCCTTGATGCGCTACGGGGCGGCCGTGTGGCTGGAACGGATCCCGGTGGCGGATCGGATGAGCGAGCTGGACGGCAACCCGGCGCCAGCACTGCTCGATCGCCAGGTGACCACCTCCGCAGCAGCGCCAGCTGCAGTGCGCGTGGGCAACGGCGTGTGGGATCCGCTCACGCTGACCACCACCTGGGCCCTGCCGTACACCATCGCTGCCAAGACCCAGGTGTGGTCTGGCTATGAGAACGGACAGATCGGCGGCGTGATGCTCGGCGAAGCATCAAGCGGGAACACGATTGTTGGCCGTGGCGATTGGCGCAACAAGAGTGTCTACATCGGCGAGGTTTATGATTTCGTTTATCGCTTTACGCGGTTCAAGTTCTACAAGGAAGGCCAGGCCGGCAAGTCGGCGGCCAACGCCATGCGAACGCAAGTGCGCCATGCCAAGTTGCGCTACAACGAAACCGGCTATTTCCAGGTGTGGGTGATGGCTGAGCGCCGTCCGCAGGCTATCTACACCTTCGACGGAGCAGTCTTGGCAGTGCGGAACAGCTTTATTGGCATCGAGCCGCAGCAGGTTGACCCCGACCCAGGCCGTTACCACGACGGGGTGTTCACCATCCCGATTCAGGCAAAGGGTGAAACATGCGTGGTCGAGATCCACAACAGCACCGCAGTGCCCTGCAAGTTCACCAGCTGCGAATGGGTGGGGATGCTGTCCGGCAAGGCGAGGATGCTGTGATGCGGTTCGCTCCACCCACCCAGGAGCGGGCGCTGCATGTTGCCCGCCACCTGCGCAAGCAGGATGCCTTCGAGGTGTTCTGCAGTAATGGGATGCAACCGGCGGAAGCTGTGATGACCAGCTGGCAGAACAGCCCTGATTGCCGTTGCATAGAGGGCGACAGCGGAGAGCCAGTGGGCCTGTGTGGCATTGCGCCAAGGGGGAGGATCTGGCTGCTGGCCACCGATGGCCTGCTGGCCACACCGTCCCATCGCCGGCAGTTCTCCAGGGGTGCAAAGCTCTGGGTGGATGAGCTGATCGCCGATGGCGCCGGCCCGCTGTGGAACCTGGCACTGGCCAGCAATGTGATCACCCTGCGGTGGCTGCGGTCGCTGGGGTTTGAGATCGGCACGCCTGCGCCGCACGGGCCCTGCGGGCAGCTGTTCGCCTACTTCGAGAGGAGGGCGTGATGGTTGCGCCCCTGATGGGTCTATCCCTGGCGATGGGTGGCCTGAACGCAGGCCTGGGGATCTTTGGCGCTTCGCAGGAGCAGGCCGCCGCCGAGCAGGACTATCTCAACCAGCGAGCGCTGCAGGGCGCCAATCAGCAGTTCGCCCAGTGGCAGGCGGCGTTCACCAAGCGCTACACCGACGCAAACCAGCAGTACCAATACTGGCAATCGACGCTGGCCTACAACCAGCAGCGGGCCTATGTGAACAGCCTGCGCAACTTCGAGCTGAGCAAGGCGATCGCTCAGGCCGAAGTGGTGGGGCAGACACGGGCCGCGGCCGGCGCCGATTTCGCCCTGCAGTCGCAGGCGCTGGGCCAGCAGTTTGCTGAGGCCTCAATGGCTGATGCGGTGGCCTACCAGCAGTACCAGGTGGCGGCGCTCAAGGCGCGGGCATCGGCGGCGGCCAGCGGGCAGGAGGGCAGCAGCATCGACCGGCTGATCAACGACTACGCCCGCCAGCAGGGCGACTACGCCACGATCCAGCAGATCAACGAGGGGCTGCGCAGCAGGCAGTACACGCGGGCGCAGACCGCGCAGATCACGCAGTTCCTGAGCCGGTACAACAGCCAGCAGTTCTACGAGCAGCAGCCGTATCTGGAGCCGATGCGGCCCTTCCAGCCGCTGCCGACGCTGCTGGCCCCACCTGCGCCGACGCTCACCGGTGCGCGGCCGAGTAGCGGCCCTGGCGTGCTGGGCGGGCTGACCGGCCTGATGGGTGGCGTGAGCACCGGCCTCAGCGCCTACTCAACCCTCTCCAACATCGCAGGCTGATGAGCAGGGACCTTCCGCTGAACCAGATCCGCCCCGAGGCGCAGCCGCTGAGCACCTTCATCCAGCCTGCGCAGCGCCAGGTGGCGGCGCCGGCCGGGCCGCTGGAGATCCCGCGGGTGCAGCAGATCAATGTGATCCAGCAGGGCAGCGGCGGCAGCATCGCCGGGGCCAACAACTTCGCCCGCACCGCTGCAGCGCTGGCGCCGTTCAACCAGCAGCTGACGCAGCTGGTGGGCACCGGGCTGGCGCTCTACGCCAAGAACGAGGTGCAGCAGGGCATCAACGAGGCGATGCGGGCCAAGGCGCTGCTCGATGGGCAGACGGCCCAGTCCGGCGCCGAGTACGCGGCCGAGAACCGGAAGCTGTCGGTGCAGGACCCGATCGCGGGCCTGATGATGGATCAGGTCAACCCGTTCCGCGCAGCAGGGCGGCAGCGGGCGTTGACCGAGCTGGCCGCGGCCGAAGCCCCGGGCGCGATGCTCACGGCCTACCGGAGCATGGAAGGGGCCTACCTACTCAATCCCGGCGACCCGAAGCTGGGGCAGCTCAAGGCCGAGGTGACCCAGGGCCTGGTGCAGAAGTACCAGCTGGATGAGAGCTCCCCGGGGTTCGCGCAGAAGTTCCTGCCGCAGCTGAACCAGGCCAGCGACAAGATCACGGAGCTGCAGTGGAAAGACCGCCAGGACTACCTCAAGGATTCGGTGTGGCGCACAGCCCAGGCGCAGCTGCTGGGCATCTACGGGACCGCGCTGCGGGATGGCATCGAGTTCAACGGGGAGCGCATCACCCCCGACCAGGGCAGTCGCTTCCGCACCGCTGTCATCGCCGCATGGACGCTGACGCTTGACGGCTTCGCGGACGAGCTGGGGATCGCCGGGGAAGTGATCCCGATGAAGGTGAAGGCGATCGAGGGTGCGCTGGCGCTGGCCGAGTCGTCCGGGAACACGGAGCTGCGGGACCTGCTGCGGCAGATCAGCGTCGGTCCGCCGGACAAGTTCGGGCAGCGGCCGAACGCCATGTTCTACATGACGAGTGAGGCCCTCGATGCCGAGATCAAATACGGGGAGGTGTTCTACAAGCGGCAGCAGCGCGAGCAGGAATCGCTGGGCCAGGCGTACCAGGACGAGCTGATCAACAAGACCTATGGGATGCCTGATGGCGCGACCCGGCTACAGGAGATCGAAAAGCTGCGGGATGACCCACGCTTCAAGGCCCTGCCTCGCAGCGAGAAGCTGGAGCTGGAGCAGAGCGTCAGCACCACCATCGACAAGGTGACGGCCCTGGGCCGCAGCGCCGACGGGGTGGCGGCCCTGCTGCAGGACATGGACGGCCGGGTGGGGACTCTGTGGAACGCCAGCGAGGCAACCAGCGAGTTCGAGGCGGCCCTGGCCGGGGCCCCGGAGGATCAGAAGCCTGCGTTGCGGCAGCAGTTCGCCGTGATCCGCCGCCGGAACAACGAGCGGGAGGCATCGCCCACCAGCCGCGAAGCCAATGGGGTGATCGACCGCAAGATCAAGGCCAACCTGCTCGCCAACTACCCCCGCACGGTCACCGAAGCAGCGCTGCGCGGCGGCAACATCGAGCAGGTGATGGCTGGCCTGGGCGATGCCAACGCCGCGCAGTCGGCGCAGCGGCAGTATTCGGCCTATCAGGCGCACGTCCGCAACCGGATCTCGGAGGCCGAGGGCAAGAAGGGAGCACCGCTCACGGCAGCGGAGACGGTTTCCGTGGCCACCCAGGCAGTTGATGAATACGGGCGCAGCGACCAGGCCGCTCGCAAGTACCTGTTCCCCGGGGTCGATGGCCAGCCGGGTGTTGCCGGCAGCCAGCCGCAGCAGCAGGGAGCAGCAGCAGGGAGCAGCGCCCAGCAGCAGGGCCCGCCACCTGGCACCAGGCCCGCCACCAGGCCCGTCTACCCCAGCGGCCAGCTGGACAACATCCCCGATCGGCAGAGCCGGGTGCGCAGCTGGCGATCCGAGCCGGTGCTGGATCAGCAGTCCGTCGTGACGGAAGGCAACCGGATCCTTGATGGCGGCAAGCCCAGTGCAGCGCTGCAGCGGTTCGCCAAGGACGCCGGCACCACCCCAGGCGCCCTGCTCAACAAGCACATCGACTACTACCCCGGAGGCATCCGAGTGACACCAGAAGAACGCGACCGGCTGCAGCGCGACGGCCGGCGGGCGCAGGCCACCCGCAGCGCAGCGCAGCCCACGCAGACCGCTGCCAGATCGCCACAGGACAGCCCGGTAGCGCGGGCGGCTGGCTGGATGCTCGACATGGTGATGGGCACCAAGCCAGCTGTCGCATCGCAGTCCCAGCCCCGGCTGCGGTCGGCGGTGGGTGTTGGCGGCGGTGGGCAGGTGGCGATGCGGAGCGGTGGTGGCCGGGCCGGGGGGCTGCTCGGCCTGATCCGCAGCGGCGAGGGCAGCTGGAACTCGGCCAACCGCGGCGTGGCTGGTGATACCCCCGGCGGGATCGGCCAGCTGACAAGCAAGACGATCGGCTCCCTTGAGCAGATGCAGGCTCAGGGCAGGGTGTTTGCGGTTGGCGCCTACCAATTCACCCCCGGCGTCCTGGCGCGGGCCCGGCGGGAGTCGGGCCTGCCGCCGGGTGCCCCGTTCACGCCCGAAAACCAGAACCGGATGGCGATGGCGTTGCTCACTGGCACGAAGCGGCCTGCCCTGGCCAGGTATCTCAAGGGGGAGAGCAATGACCTCAACGCCGCCCACTGGGACATCGCCCGCGAATGGGCGGCGCTCCAGGCCCCGAACGGTCGGGGGGTTTACGACGGCGACAGCGCAGGGAACAAGGGCGGGATCCCTGCCGCTCAGGTGCGGCAAATGCTGATCCAGGCCCGCCGCGAAATCTCAGGGAGATAACCCATGCCACTGAAACTCACCGGCCCCGCACAGCCTGTCGTCCGCGACCAGCCCCAGGCCAAGTACACCGACGAGAACCGCCCGATCGGCGCCAAGTCCATCCTGGGCGGCCGGCAGGTGGTGTGGGCTGGGCCGGACTGGCGGTGGCAGTCGCCCAAGTCATTCGGGAAGCTCAAGGGCAGCGGCAAGCTCAACCGCTCGATCTTCAGCGACCCGCTGGGGGTGATCGGCAACGAGCTGCGCTACATCGGCCGCCAGGCGCAGGCCACGAACCAGCGGGCACAGCAGGGCCCCCTGCGCAGTGTTGGCCAGGCGGTCACCAGAGCGCTGCCTGGCGTGAATGTGGTGAACGCCCTGCCAACGGTGCTGGGCAAGACCGGCCGCAACCTGCAGGCGGGCCTTACCGTGGGCGCGGCCGAGAACGCCGCCAAGCTGGGCATCGCCCTCACGCAAAAGGTCCGCGGCCGGCCGGCCAACCCGGAGAACGCCGGGGCAAACAGCCTGGTGGAGCGCATCAGCGATGCCGGCTACCGGGTGCTGGGTGCCACCCCGCCAGGGCAGCAGAACCAGTTTGAACGGGGTCTGGATGCGGTCGCCCGCGGTACTGGCGCTGGCATCGTCGGCACCGCCGTGGCGGCCAAGGCCATCCCCGCCATCGGTGTTGGCGCCGCTGGCGCCGTGGTGACCGGCGGCTTGCGGCTTGCGGCTGGCGAGGTGCTGAGCACCTTCTTCGATGACAACCGTGGCGGCAACCTGGCCAACCTGGGCGAGGCCGTTGGCCGGCCGCTGCCCCTGTCGGTGAATGTCGGTGAGGACGACTGGATCGACTCGGCGGTGAAGTCGCTGATCCCCAATGCCATCCCCGGCCTGGCGCTGGGTGGCGTGGGCGAAGCAGCCGGGGGCTTCAGGAACACCCGTCGCTGGCTGAAGGATCGCCGCACGGTCTCGCAGGTCACGGATGCCCGCACGCAGCTGCAGCAGGCCGGCATCACCCAGACCGACCCGGCCACGGGTGCGACGGCCTTCAAGCCGACTGAGCCGGATCCGGCCGGCCAGCAGGCGCGGATCAACCAGTTCTTCGAGGACATCGGCGAGACCGACCAGCCGCAGACGGTGTTCGGCAGCCTGCGGGGCGGCCAGCAGGCGGCGCCGGCCAAGCCCCCGGCCAGCACGGCCATGGATGAGTGGGCTGGCCCAGTCCGCGACCGCCCAGCCGGCGAGGCCCCTCCGGCCCCGGCCGCAGGCCTTGGCGACCCATGGAACGACTCACCCGCCCCGGCACCCAAGACCGACGCCGAACCGGCCGCGGCGCCTGCTGCCGGCGGCGAGCTGGAGGTGGAGGGCGTCGAGATCGACCCGTTCGAGCTGATCTACGACCCCGAGCTGCCCGAGGCGGATGTGGTGTTCAACCTCGTCCGGGACCTGGACGACACCGACCTGCAGGCGCTGCTGGCCCAGCCCGGCCCGGTGGTGCCGCGCATTGACGAGCTGCTCATGGCCAGGGAGGCCATGCCGGTGCGGCCCGAGCTGGAGCAGGGCCGGGTGATGGCACCGGCCGAGAGCGTGGCTGAGCGGATCGGTGGCGATGGCCAGCCGTTGCCCTACGAGCAGACGCTGGAGGCGATGCCGCTGGAGACGCTGCGGGGCGCCGCCGCACCGGAGAACAACCCGGCACTGGCCCAGCTGATCGGCGACATCACCGGCCGCGAGTTCGAGGAGTTCACCAAGGCCGACATCATCGAGGGCCTCGCCAAGTACCGGGAGCAGTCCGGCCAGGCCCTGCTGGTGCGCGACTGGCAGCAGTCATTCCGCCCCACGGGCGAGATCCAGGCCGACCCGCAGCGCTTCCAGTTCAAGCAGGGTGTCAACGAGGTTGGCGAGCAGGGGGGCAACAGCCTGGCGGGCGTGGACCGCTGGGACACGGTGGCCGAGGGCACGCTGGATGTGTGGACCGATCCGGCCAATGGCGCTACCTATGTGGTGAACGGCCACAACCGGCTGGCCCGCGCCAACCAGCTGGGCATCCCCACGGTGCCGGTGCGCGAGCTGCCGGCCGCCACCGCCGAGGAGGCCCGGGCGCTGGGGGCGCTGGCGAACATCAAGGAGGGTCGCGGCACGGTGTTCGATGCCGCCAAGTTCATGCGCGACAGCGGCATCACCAGCCCTGACCAGCTGCAGCGGATGGGTGCGCCGATGACCGATGGGCACGCTGCCCGTGGGCTGGCGTTGTCCCAGCTGCCGGACAACATCTTCCAGGCTGCCGTCGATGGCCGGCTGTCCGTTGGCAAGGCCGCGGCGATCGGCGGCAGCGGGCTGGACGAGGCGCAGATGCAGTCCGTGATGAAGATCCTGGGCGATAGAGACCTCACCGATTCCGCCTTCAACGAGGTGGTGCAACAGGTGCGCAGCGCACCCGTGGTCAAGCAGTCGGACGGGGCCCAGACGACCCTACTGGAGATGATGGGGATGAGCGAGGAGGCGCTTTCCCTGGCGGTGGAGAAGGGCAAGCTGGCGGCCAAGATTCGCGCCGACCTGATCAGCGACAAGAACCTGTTTGGCAAGGTCGGCAGGAAGGCCGAGCGACTGCAGCAGGCCGGCAACAAGATCAGCGTCGAAGGCAGCGCCATGGAGGCGACCGACGCCAGCGCTGTGCTTGGGGTTTTCGATGCGGTGAAGTACGCCCCCGGGCCAGTCAGCAGCATCCTTGACGATGGCGCCAAGCAGATCGCCGATGGCGCCAAGCCTGGCGTGGTGGCCAACCGGATCCGTGATCAGATCGTGGATGCGGTGCGGCAGAGCGCCGAGGAGCAGGGCATGCCCACCGCACGCCCAGCTGCCGCTGCAGCGGAGTTCGACCCCGAGACCCAGGCCGTCTTCGATGAAATGGAAGGCATCGCTCGATCACTGGGCGACAGCGCCGGCCGCAACGCCGAAATGGCCCGGCGCGGGCTGGAGGCATCGGTCGGCATCGAGGACATCGACGGGGCCCGGGCGACAGATCGGATCGTCCCCAGCCCCAGGCCGCTCACCCCCGAGCAGCGCCAGGCCGCGCAGATCGAGGTGATCCGCCGCGCTGTGGATGAAGCCGAGGTGCGGCCACCCGAGACACCGATCCCCGAGCTGCCCGATGGCCCGGCGCTCACCCCTGATCTGGCCAGGGCCGATCTGGAGACCCGTGGCGGCCAGGTGGAGCCCGGCACCCCTGCTGCGCAGGCCATGGCGGATGAGATCCGGCTGACGGCTGAGTTCGCCGAGCGCGATGCGCAGATGCGGGCCATCGCCGAGGAGGGCGCCAAGGACGCGATGGGCTACGAGCTCAAGACCTTCGAGGAGAAGAAGGCGCTGGGGATGACGGATGGCTACGACCTGGTGCCGCCGGGCACCGAGCTGGTGCATGGCACATCAGGCAAGGCCGCCCAGTCGATCATGGAGAGCGGCTTCCGCCCGTCCCGGGCCAAGAGCGGCGGCACGATCCTGGGCGATGGGGTCTACATGGCCACCAACCCCAGGTACGCGGGCGCCTATGGCGACACCGCAGTTGGCGGCCAGCTGCCCGAAGGAGCCAGGATTCTCGATCTGGTGGGCCAAGGCAAGACCGCTTCCGACTTCGCCGAGGAAATCGGCGTGGGTCGGCCGGCGGAAGTGTTCGCGGGAGAGCGCTTCTTCTCCGAGGCGCAGCAGGGCCAGATTCGCCAGTGGGCACTGGACAACGGCTACGACGGCATCCGCTTCGATCCGATGTTCAGCGAGGTGGGCGCCGGCGCGAGCGAAGTGGTGATCTACAAGACCGACCTGGCCAACCGGATCGCCGGGGCTGGGCTGGCCCCCGCCCCGGTGCGCCCCGAGCCGCTGCAGCTGGCGGACACGCCCGCGCCCGCACCGAAGATCGACATCCCGGCCAGGGCCTCTACCAAGCTCAGCGCAAGCCGCGCAGATTCGGTGGCGGCGAGCCTCTACGACTGGGGCAACACCGGCTACCCCGAAGGGCGAGGCCCGATCAAGTCGATCGAGGAGGCCAAATCCCTTGCGGTGAAGAAGGGCCGCAACCTCTACGCCGAGCGTGTCCCCGGCCTTGACCTGGACAAGGCGATCAACGATCGGGCCATGGGCCGCAACACCCCTGAGGTGGAAGCGGTGGCCGCGGCGTACCGGCAGTTCTATGGAGTGCCGGAACCAGAAGCGCAGATGCCCAAGCCCCGCACCAAGACAGCCGACCAGGCCGCCCGCCAACAGATCCAAGCCAACGAACAGCGCATGGCTGAACTGCGCCGCAAAATGCAAGACGAGGGCTGCTCGCTATGACCAACTGCAACAGCTACGACGACGCGTACAAGAAGCTGCAGGAGGACAACGACCGCCTGCGGCAGGAGCTCTCCACATCCGAGGCCGCACGCAAGGCCGGCGAGGCCTTCCTGCGCACCGAGGTGAAGAAGCAGTGGGTGTTCAAGATGCAGGACGGCTCGGTCCGTTCGCTCACGGATGCCGACATCGACCGGGCCTACAGCGATTTCGCCAACCGGCTGGAGTCGAAAGAGCTTGATCAGATGATCGAGCGAGGCGTCGGCAACCGCTCCAAGCCGGTCGGCAGCAATGGACGGTTTGTCAACTACCGGATGCTGATCGACACCGCCAACATCAGCGATGCCGAGGACTGGCTGCGGCTCACCGAGGCGCTGGTCGGCACCTGGAAGCAGATGGCGCCCGAGGACTTCCGCCTGGTGACGGAGGTGTGGGGCCGCGACCGGCTGATGGAGACCGTGGCCAATGCCTACAAGGACTACATCGACGCGGACGCCATCGCCACATCGCTGGCCAACAACACCGCAGGGTTCATGAACCTGGCCGAGAAGATGACCCGCCTGCGGTTCGTCTCCGACATGGCCAAGGAGGGCTACCTGAGCACGCTGGATCAGATCCACCAGTTCATGGGCAGCACCAGCTCCAAGGTGCCTGACGGCCTCAAGCAGCGGGCCTGGAGCTCCTACAAGACAGCGCTGATGGCTGAGCGGCATGTGGCCGCCGCCAAGCGCAACACCGGCCAGGCCCTGCGGTCGCTGCAGACCGACTTCGACCGGCCGGAGATGTTCATGCCCGACATGGCCGAGGCAGCGCAGACGCTGGGCGCCAAGGCCGCAGACGTGAAGCCGGATGAGCACTTCGCCAAGGTGATCCAGGCGATCGACAACGGAGACGCCGAGGCGATCAAGCAGCTGCGGATCGCGGCGGTGCTCGACTCGATCGACCCCAACGTCACCCTGGGCAAGGGCTGGGCCAACACCCACATGCGCTTTGGCAATGCGCTGGTGAAGGACGCCCAGCTGACCAACCTGGGCAGCCAGGTGCGGGCCAACCTCATGGGCACCTGGCTGGCCAACACCCACGGGTTTGCCCACCAGGCGTTCGAGAACATCGGCAACCTCACCCCCAACGGCACACGGTTCAGCCGGGAAGCGTTTGGAGAGGGGCTGCGGGTGGCGTGGGAGAGCGCCAAATACTCCCACGACGGGGTGCGGCGTGCCTGGCGCGAGCTGGCGGCTGATTCCTTCTTCCGTGGCGATGCACCGTTCGGTGGCAACCTCGACACCTACGGGCCCCGGGCCAGCAGCAACGATCAGCTGCTGGCCAAGGTGCAGGCCACGCTTGAGCAGCCGTGGTATCCCGGCGGCCCATTGCGCCCCATCAACTGGGCAATGCTGGTCCACAAGCAGCAGGCCGCCGTGCGGATGCTCGCCTTCCACTGGACCGGCCGGCATGAGGTGCTCACCCCGGCGCTGCGGGCGATGAGCGCCACCGACAGCGTGCTCGGCTACGACGCCTTCCTGTTCAAGCTCAAGAACGACCTGGAGATCAAGGCACGCCGCGACGGTGTGCAGCTGGGCCTGCTGGATCAGCGCAGCCGCGAGGAGTGGGTGGAGAAGCAGCTGGACAACGCCTTCTACCAGCTGGCGCCCACCGAGGAGAACGTGCTGGCCTTCCGCCGGCAGCACAAGCTCAAGGGCAGCGACATCAGCGACGACGAGATCCGTTCGATCATCACGGCCGATCGCGCCCGCAACACCTACGGGCACCCCACGCTGGACACGCCCGAGGCCCAGGCCGCCATGGACTACAGCCTGGCGAACCGGATGCAGAGCGTGCCCGAGCCAGGCACCCTGGCCGGGCAGGTGGACGAGTCCGTGATGGCGGCTCGCAAGCACTGGGCAATCGAAAGCCTGGTGCCGTACTGGCGAGCGCCATTTGTCAACCACCTTTTCGACACCCGGCTGTCCTTTGGCCCGCTGGCCGAGACGGTCCAGGTGCTCTTTGGCCCCAATCCCACCAAGGAGCAGATTTCCAAGGTCCAGGCCGGCTGGGTGATGACCGGCGGGCTGTTCACCCTGTTCGCCGGCCTGGACATGGCCGGGCTGATCGAGGGCAACGGCCCGATTGAGCCCAACGCCCGCCGCGCATGGCTTCTGGAAGGCCGCAAGCCCAACAGCATCGCCGGCATCCCCTACCTGGGCGGGCTCCCGGTCCTCAACACCCTGTTCCTGTGGAAGGACATCAAGGAAACGCTGATCACGGGCGGGTACTCCAACTTTGATCAGCACAAGGCCTGGTGGATGACGGCCCAGTTGCTGACCACAAACCTGATCCGCCAGACGGGCTTTGGCCAGTTCCTCCGAATCGTGGACGCCCTGATGGACCCAGAGGCCGGGATGGCGCGGGTGGCTGGCTGGCTGGCGCAGGGCCAGATGGCGTTCAGCGGTCCGATGCGCGATCTGCAGCGCATCACGGGCTACGGGCCTGCCGATCTGTACCAGTCCCGCGACCCGTTGGCAGAGGAGAACTACTACCTGGGCGATGACTCCTTCGAGGCCAAGGCACTAAAGACCCTGCGGGCCATCGCTTACGGCACCATCCCCCTGCTGGGCCTCCCCGGCGGCGCACCACGCAAGGAGCAGGACTTCCTGGGCCAGCCGATCCAGCTGGAGTTCGGCGCCGACTGGAAGGAAGCACTCAAGAGCCGCTTCCACCCCCGCATGTGGCCCCGCGCCAACCAGCGGGTCTATGCCGAGCTCGATGCCCAGGGCCAGCTGCGGCTGCCGCTGCCGCTGCTCACCCGCCGGCTGGAGGGCGTGGCGATGTCTGCAGAGCTGCAGAAGGAGTACAACGACACCTTCGGCACCGTGAAGGGCAGCATCCCCCTGGAGGCCCGCGCAGAGCTGGCTGGCCGGAAGGTCAACGTCACCTTCAGCTTCAAGAAGGAGATCCCGATCGACCTCCGCAACCAGTTCGCCGGCTCTGGTGTGGTGGTCACCAAGGCGGGCGACTCAGCCACGATCGACCTGGGGCCGTTCCTGAGCAAGCACGTCAAGGGCAAGACGATCGTGGAGGCCTTCACCAGCCTGTTCAACGATCCGGTGTACCAGCGGATGCAGGACCAGCCCGGCACCACTTCCGACCTGGAAGTGCGCGACATGCCGCCATCGCAGCGCCGGCAACAGGCCGCATCGCGGATGATCCAGGGCATCTACGACTACTACCAGTGGATGACCATTGATCAGCTCGAGGACTCCAGCACCCCAGACGCCCAGGACTGGCGCCAGAAGCGCACCGCCATCGCCGAGCAGCAGTTCACGCAGCAGACCAACCGGCTGCAGGATCTGATGGAGGCCCTGGGCCAGCCCGCCTTGAGGTAGCGCTGGCGCTGGAGAGGGGCACAATGGATCTGCAACGGTGCAGAGCAAGTGCCCCTCTCCTACGTCTCCTATTCCGGTGACGGCAGCACCCGCAACTTCGTCGTGCCGTTCCCCTATCTCCGCAGGGCGCACGTCAGGGTCGGCTACGAGTGGGATTACTTCGAGGACACCCTGGTCGATGAGCTATTCGACCCCACCGGCTTCACCTGGCTGAACGGCACCACCATCAGGCTCACGGACCCACCGGCAAGCGGTCGCGAGCTGACCATCCTGCGCAACACACCCAAGGAGGCGCAGCTCGTCCAGTGGACCGATGCCTCAAACCTGCAGTCGTTCGATCAGAACACCGCCGACCTGCAGATCCTTTACATCGTGCAGGAGCTGCTCGACCGCAGCCGCTTTGCAGCGCTGTCGGAAGTGAGCAACAGCGCGGACACGGCCGACTTCGCCACGCTGGCCGGCTCGGCCAACCTGGCCAATGCGGCGGTTCGCCTGCAAACCGCGAGGACCATCAACGGCGTGCCATTCAACGGCACCCAGAACATCACCGTTCGGGCCGCACCCAGTCATTCCGTCTACAAAACGGTCTACATCGCACCGGATGGCAACAACAATTCCAGTGGGCGCAATGAAGACCGAGCGTTCCTGAGCATCGAGCGGGCGCTGGAGTTCATCGAGGCGCAAACAGAACCCACCGGCTGGACCGTTCGGGTGCTGGGCGACTTCGACACCCCGGGCGAGCTCGGGGTTCCCGACTTCACCACCATCAACGGCGTCAACTTTCAGCGCCGCTCCGTCTGCAGGCCCACGGCCGGCGACGAGCAGAGCAACGTGTTCCTCTGCGGCAATGGTGTCCACCTGCAAGGCCTGAAGTTCACCGGCTGGGAGATTGATGACTTCGACAACCCCACCAAGGGTTTCGCCATGGCCTTCCGGCCTGGCGCGATCATCCTCCCCGGCGGCGTTCCCTACGGGCAGAACTGCGTGGTCACGTCGGCCCTGACCGAGGTGCCGACACCGCTGCCGATGGATGCCGCTGCCGGCAACCCCGCCCACCCCAAGGGCGGCGGCTGCGTGCTGGCCGATGCCTCGGTGCTGTCGCCCTACTCGGTCTACCCGAACATCATGACCTGGGGCTTCACGCCCAGCAGTGCCAACGGCATGGGCTATGTGTCCAGGAACCGTGGCTTCATCAACCCGGTCAATGCAATCGGTATCGGCGCCCACAAACACTTCGTCTGCCTCGATGGCGGCCAGATGGTGGTGTCTGGCTCCAGCTCCCAGTTCGGCGACTACAGCTTCTGGAGCGAGGGCAGCACACAGCAGATCAAGCCGCTCACAATCACCCCATCCCTGCTGACGAGCCAGTCCACTGCCGCCACGATCATCAACGCCGGCAAGGTGGCCCTGGTGAATGACATGTGGTCTTTCCTGGTGGCCAACCACAACGCCGCATCCTGGCCAGCCGGCTTCGAGACCCTGACCCGCAAGGATGGCGGCCTGTTCCTCGATGCCATCAGCGCCTGCCTGGTGCATGGCTTTGAGCGGCCGATGCTCAACTTTGCCGAGGGCATGTTCCGGTTCAACGGAGTGTGCGTCTACGCCTACAGCTTCCACGCTGCGTTCAAGGCCAGCTGGGATCGGCTGGCATCGCAGCTGATTGCCGGCGGCCAGCTCACATCCGGCGCCGAGACGATGGTTCTTGCTCTGGTTGCACGGCTCAAGGCCACCATGGACAACTACTGGTTCGAGGTCGGCCAGGGCCCAGCCCCAAGCCCGGTGGAGCCCGTGCAGCGCCGGCTGCGCTCGCTGATCACGGCCATCAACCACCAGTGGACCGCTCCACTGGCGGGGGTGGAGTTCTACCGGGTGCCACCAGCCCGGGCCGCCCGCCGCATCCAGCGCAGCATCGTGCAACGCAACGGCGGGCGGGTGAGGTTCAGCGGCCAGGACGACGCCGGCAATGCGGTGTTTGTCGGTGGCTTGAGCATCGACGCCCGCAGCGGCGAGGTCGGCGGGCCGCCCTTCGACACCGCTATCCGCGGGCGAGTGACCCGTTCTGTCATTTCCAGGAGCTACTGATCCATGTCCAGAGTTACTCGCGCCTGGCGCATCTACACCGACCAGCCCTCAAGCGGCAAACCGATCCAGCTCGTCAGGCCGCCGGGGCTCAACAACGGCTTCCTGCCAACCGGCTGGTCGGACATCGCTGAAGCGAAGGACTTTTCGCTCCCCGACACTGGCGGCGATGGCGTCACGCCGGATCCCGACAACAACGACAGGGAGTTGCGGCCAGGGGAAGTGTTTTTCGAGACACCTCTGGCAGTCGTGAGCTATGTCGATGTCCCTCGCTGGTTTGAGCTTCGGCTGATTCAGCAGGGAGGCAATGAGACCCCTGGACTGCAGGAAATCCTGATCGCCCCGAGGATCTCGGTCCCGCCCCGGGAAACCTTGTTTTTCCCGATCCAAGGGTTCCGCCTGTTCAAGACGAACTTCACCTCAACCCGTGGCGACAGGCTGCAGGGCAGGGCGGAAGCAGATGCCTCTCTCAAATTCTGGGGCAGTGCCGTCGAGCTGGAGCTGGCAGACCACGCACCTGATACGGAGGCATGACGATGGACAGGCTTAAGACCGGCTCTGGCAAACAACTGCGCACTGCAGCCCTCGCGGTAGTACAGGTGCCGGTGCCGTATGACGCCGCTGCAATGCCTGGGGCGATAGTGCTGGGCAGCAATGGCAGGCTGAACGCCTCTGTCTTTACTGAAGCGGGCCTTTACACTTGGAGCCAAATCTGGACGAGCAACAGAAATCAGCTGATCAGGCTTGACAGAAACGATGCAACGCCAGCGACAATCTTTTTAGAGAAACAGAGGTCTGACGCCAGCCTTGCTGCAGTTAATGACAACATTGGGAGCATCAACTTTGAGGCCCGCAATCAGTCGGGGCTGATTGCTCAGTGTGGCTCGGTAAATGTATTCGTCGATTCCCCTACGTCGCCGGATACGATCTCGGCCTCTATGCGTTTTTCGTACAGACCGCTGGCCCTAGCCGGGTCGATACCAAATCTGCCGGTTGGCCTATTCATCTCCTCCTCAGGCAACGTCCTGATCAACAACACCAGCGGCACTGAGCGGCTCTCCGTCACCGGCAACATTCAACTCACCAACACCGCCGACAGCTACAGAGTCGGCACCAATAACGTCGTCGGCTCCCGCAAGACCGGCTGGGGGCCGCCCACCGGCACCGCCACCCGCACTGCGTTCGCCACCTCCACCGTCACCGTCGCCCAGCTCGCCGAGCGCGTCAAAGCGCTCATCGACGACCTCACCTCCCACGGCCTCATCGGGGCCTGACACCACCACTCGCCATGAAGGACCAACTGATCACCATCGTGAACTCCTACGCCGCAGCACGGGCCAGCGGTGACACCGTGCTGCAGCAGTTCGCCGCTCAGCAACTCGGCGCCTTCCTGGACGCTGTCGAGATCGTCCCCAAGGGCGACGCCAACCCCACCCCCGAGGAGAACCCCGACCGATGACTGAACCCACCGTCACCTACACCTGGCGCATCGAGCGCCTCGATGCCGCACCCACCGAAGGCGCCCTCACCAACGTCGTCCGCAAGATCCACTGGCGCCTGTTCGGAGCCGACGGCACCAACACCCTCGACCTCTACGGCGACGTGCCCGTGGGTGATGCCGACCCCGAGGACTTCACCCTGTTCGAGAACCTCACAGAAGCCACGGTGATCACCTGGCTGGAGGCCGCCATCGACGCCCGCGCCGGGGAGGGAGAGCCCACCGTCGCCCAGATGCGCACCGGCCTGGCCGGGATGCTCGCCGCCAAACGGACGCCCTCGGTGGTGCCTATGCCCGTGCCCTGGGCGTGAACTGGCAGCCAGCTCTGCACCCCTGCAGAATGGAGCCGTAGCGCTGCCGCAGGCTGATGGCAACTGAACCTTTCGGGCTTGCCGTTCGCGGCCTGGGGATCCCTGAGCACGACCGGGTCGAGGCCAACGAGGCTGGCACGGTGTTCACCTTCAAGGCCGGTGGCGCCAGCGGCACTGTGGTGGCCACGCTGACGCTCACCTATCACGCCAACGGCAACGTGGCCACCGTGCAAAAGAGCTGAGCCATGCGATTCAAGTTCAACCCCTTCACCGGGACTTTGGATGCAGCTGGCGGCGATGCAGCCACTTCGCTGTTGAACCTGCTGGGGACAGTCGCCAACGAGGCAGCGTTGCCCAACAGCGGCAACACGATCGGCGACGTTTGGCAGGCGGAGGATACCGGCGAGTTCTTCGTCTGGGACGGGACCGAGTGGGATGGGCTTGGAGATTTTGCTGGCCCTCCAGGCCCTCCAGGCCCTGCCAGCACGGATCTGCTGGTGGTCAACCTGAGCGGCAGCCAGAGCGATCCGACTGCAGCGAACGGAATTGAAACCTTCACGTTCCAGTGGCCTGCGCAGATCCTGGCATCGGCGCTCAGCGCAGATACTGCAGCATCAGGCTCGGCGTTTCAGGTCAACGCCCGACTGAACGCCAGCTCGATCTACAGCGTCCGCCCACAGATTGCGGTGGGGAGCACTACGGGCAGCAGCGGCACGCTGGCGATCACGACAGCAGCAGCTAGCGACGTTCTGCGATTCGACATCTCGCAGGCCGGGGGCGGGTGCCGACTGGCCAAGCTGTACCTCACCGTGCGGAGGAACGACGCATGACGGCTCGGAGCTTCGTGCTGTTCGACCAACAGACCGGGGCGGTCCGGGATTACCCGAGGGTGGACGACGACCCAGTGCAGGGCCTCGACCCGCGCTACGCAGTTCTCCGGGTGGTGCGCGAGCCCGCCCCCGAAGTTCTCCCCGGCCAGCAGGCCGGCCAGACCCGCACGGTGGACCTGGAGGCCGGCGAATGGCGCTGGGGCTGGAGCGTCGTGGATCTGCCGGAGCCCGCGCCGCCTGCCGACTGGCGCACGTTCAAACGCGCCCTGCTTGGCCACCCGGCGATCAATGCCCTGCTGGGCGGCGGGGTGAGCACAGCCCCGGCTGCAGCGCTCAGCCTGCCTGCCACCCTGCTGGCTGCTGCTGGCGGCGGTGATGTGGACGATTTTCGGGCGGCCTGGCTTGGCCTCCGCCGGCTGGGGCTGGTGTCTGCCGAGCTGCTGCAGGAGGTTCGCGGGCTGGCGATTGCCCTCCACCTGCCCGATGGATTCGTGGCGGCACTGGGCGGCTCCCTGCGGCCTGCTGCCGCGAGCGTGGGTCAGGAGTGGGTGGACGCTGCCGGGGATCTTTGGGTGGTGGTTCAAGCTCGCGGCGAGGATGGCCAGTTCGCCTCCGATGACCCGGCGACCCCTAGCCAGGAATCGCTGATCTGGGAGAGGGTCTGATGGCAATCATCTGGGTTGGGACGGGGAGGTTCAACGCCTACATCGGCCCTGTTCAGGATTACATCGACCGGGTGGTGGCTGCTGATGTAGCAGCGGGCAACACGCTGGGCCTAGAGGTTGGCGTGCGTGACGCCTACGACGTGTTCATCCGCGACTCAATCAACGTCGGCGACCTGGGCACCAGCGGCGGCGTGCTGAGCCAAGCCAACAGCATCATCAAGGCCGCGCCGATCATGGCCGGAGCCTGCACACTGGCCGGTGCGCTGGTGCCGTTGGTGGGGGCGGCGCCGACTCGGTTCGGCACTGAAGGCGGGTGGAATTACAACCGCAAGACGGGGCTGCAGGGGAATGGGACGAATAACTACATCAATAGTGGGCGCAATAACAATGCTGATCCACAAAACAGCAAACACGTTGCCGTGCATGTCAGCACGATTGGTGCCGGCAGTATTTTTAACTCTGGCGCAGCCGGCACTGCTGGAAGAACAGGTTTGGCGACTGATGGCTTTGCCAGTTGCAATAACGATGCGGGAACTTTTAATTCAGTACCCTTACTTGTTGTCGGCCTTCTAGGGGTTTCTAGATCCAGTTCGATTAACTACACTTGCAGAACAAACTTGTCTAATACTACGGTATTAGCTAATTCCAGCGCTCCTAATAACAGCAACATTCTATTTTATGCTCGACCAGGGACACCACCCGATTCTTACGCCACATCACGCCTAGCCTTCTACTCCATCGGCGAATCCCTAGACCTCGCCCTGCTCGACGCCCGCGTGACCGCTCTGATCAACGCCTTCGCGGCGGCGATACCGTAAAGCAATGAACACACTTACCACCACTCAGGACACTCTGGCCCAGCGTCCGCCCGAAACGCTGCTTTCGTTCAGCATCGGCCCAGCCTGCGACCTTGCAGAACTGGACCGAGAGTTCAAGGCATGGCTCAGAACGCCAATCAAGCCTAAAGAGATCGAGAGGCCAAGCCGCACCTCGTAGTGTCCCTCGACTTCTCCGCCCTACATTCCCCCAACCATCCACCACCCCACCGGGCACCGCGCCAACGGGCCCGGTTTTTTTGCTTGTCTGAGCCTGGCTGGCTACTCTGCAGCCATGCAGCGCAGCGCCAGTGGACCCGGGAACAGCCATAGCCCTTGGCGGGCTCGGACTGGCGGCCGTTGGAGGCCTTTGGAGCGGGGTCAAGGGGCTGTGGGCGATCGCCAAAAACTTGGGCGCCCATGACGCTCGCATTGCCACCATCCTGGCGAACATGCAGCAAATGCTCGGTGATCACGAGGACCGCATCCGCAGACTGGAGCACGACCCATGACCATCGAGCAGGAAGCGCTGCTGGGCTTCGCGCTGTT